TGATATATCTTAGTCAAGTTGAATATAGACTGCTTAGACTCGTCTCTAAATGCGTGAGACTCGGTTCTAGGGAACTGTCTATAGAACTCGTTAAGTGCATCAGAGTCTGACTTCAGTGCGTTAACCTCGTTGTTCCACCAAGTTATCACGCCAGTACTTATCATCTCTCCGTCTATACCTTTTATAGACTTATCTGGATTCTCAAATACTGGCCATCCACACTCGTCTATGTATCCCTCAACGTTCCACTCCATTGGAATAAACAACGAATATAGCCCACTCTTGGTCTGATCATTTGCCGATCTCTGTGCCACACTACTATCGTTGTATAGCTTCTTAAAGTTCTCACCACCCTTTGGTAGTGCATTTGATGTTGAACCCATCATGCACTTACCAATTACCTTGGCTCCTAAACGCAAACATGTCTTGGTGACTCGCCAGTTATTTAAAATGTTCTCTGGCTTCTCCCACTTACCACTCTCGTCATGAACAAGTAACAATAGCTTCTCACCATCGTAGCTGTTGTCAGCTGTGTTCTTCCAGTCAATTGTTGTGTCTAGTCCCTCTATGTCCTCCGTCTTCTCCTCGTCCATGTTCTTTCTAGTAATCTTACTAGCAGGTACACGAAACGCCAACTCAGTCTTTGGATTGTCCATACCGTCCTGTATTGGCTTGAAGAAGAACGGGTAGTTTCTTATGATTGGTACAACCTTGTCGGTAAACATCTTCTTGGCATCGCTACCAGTCTTTGATAGTATACCTATCCTAGAGTCTCTTACTATTGTACCTGTGTTACACGTCTCGGCAGAACTCATAAAGGAGAACCCAGAACGTCTGTTCTTTAGGTAGCACATACCAAACGATCTGTGGTCTGCCTTACATGCCTCCCAAAATATGTAAAATATTCTGTTTGACTCCCTAAAGTCTGGAAGACCAATGTCAATCTTGGTCCACTGTAGGTACATGTAGTGAGTTCCAGTTATGTACGTTGGTTTGCCGTTATTTATAAACCAGAAACCATTGTCTCTCCTGTCAAACTCATTCTCGATATAGTCTACGTACTGAACCTTGAATGCATTGTCCTTCCTATTCCAGTCAAATATGCTCTTTATTCTCTGAAGTTCTTTTGGATACTCTATGGCCTTCCACCTAGAACCTCTGTCTTCTACCTCATCTGGTACAGATGGAAGAGCGACTTTTAGTCCGCTTATGTTGTATATTTCACCAATGGTTCCGTCCTTAGATATAACTACAAGGTCATGATCCTTGTTGTATCCATACTCCCAGTTCTTTCTCCTATTCTTATTAGAGATTGTAGACTTGTTTACATAGTCATTAAGGACAGTATACAGATTATTTTCCATTCTTTATTTTTGCCTTGCCCTCAGCAAAGCCATGCTTACCAAATTCAATTTGAGCAACAGGTTGTTGGGTATCTCTATTCTCCTCCTCTTCAATCTTTCCTAACATATATATAGCGTCCTCAAATGCAAGCCTCTTTGCTGATGCAGCATTCTTTAGCTTATCAGCAGATATGTCATCCTCTGCATGAGTGATTATTGGTTCCTTAAGAACCTTTATCAACTCATCGACAGCTATCTTTGCTGCCTCTATTAACTCTATTTTTTTAGACATATATTCTTGTTGTACATTCTGTAAAGTACCTCATCATCTATTCTAAACTCGTACTCACTATCTGGGGAAAAAGCTATAATATCACCACTTTTGACATCTGTAAGTAATTCATTAAAGTACACCAGCTCACCCCACAAGTCTTCTCTAGATCCAGCTGAAGAAATTACCTTGTCTTGATTTTTTATAGGTCTTACAAAGCAGTATGGATAAGGTGACATCCAATCTCCATTTGGATCCTTATACAAGTATAATTGGTCAGACTCTATAATAAAGTAGTCATCAAACAAGTGATGCCAACTGCTCTTTTGGTTACCCTTCATGTCGTAGTAGAACTTAAACACGTTGTGGTGAACTACAACATGATCACCACTCTTTATTGGGCCATCGTAGTTGATTGGAACAGAAACAACCACACCGAGTCTGTTAGATACAGTGTGGTCTTCCTGTGATGTGCTTATAATAAAATCAACTTCACCATACTTACGTATGTTGTCATAACGCCTACTATTATAAGGTTTTATGATAAAATGATGTGGAGACCTCATCAGAAATCTATGTTGTACTCAATAGATACTGGCATTGAAGCAGAGAAACTCTTCCACTTTACGATCTCCTTGTCTTGATTTAGTATATAAATAGATATAGATAAATCAGACTCCATCAAGATCGTATCTATAGATCCGTTCCCTCTCAGAACATCTTGACCTACCACATAGTGCATTGACTTCATGTAGTCAGGACCTACTGATATTTTTCTAATTATATTCACCTGTTTGAAGATTGATTTTAATGTCTCCATACTTGGACACTAACTCATCTTGAAACTGTGATAAATCAAATGCAGATGTTTCTAGATTAGCTAGTGATGCCATCTTTTGACTTTTCATTCGTTCAAATGAAACCTCAATGTCAGCGATTTGGAATTTAAGATCTCTGTAAGTTTGATTTAAAGATCTAAGCTTGTCTAACTCTTCTTGAGTAATTTTTTTTTCTTTTGTCATTTTATTTAATTTAGAATTACGTCACAAATATAGTGAAATTTAGTGACAAATTACATAGATATGTACCAAGTAGTATCAGAATTATTGTACTGAAAACAAACTGGAGTATCAGCTGTCAATGTAGATGGAGCTCCAACAATAGTTGCGCCAGGAGTAATCCATGTAGTTGATAATCTAGTTGCAGTAGACATGATAACATACTTAAGACCGTCAATATTAGCACTAGCGGTTGGTAGTGTAACATCAAATTGTGCTCCAGTAGTTCCAGTAAAGTAAGTGTTGATGTTTGATATTGTAGCAGCAATCAAGGTATTGGTAGATACAATAGACGGAGTTTGAGTTAAGTTAACTACGTCCTGTATCTTAAAGTTAACAGTTTCACCTGTTGAATTCTTTGTCCCAAACAACAAGTCATTTACACTTGGAGTTTTAGTTTGATAGTTACCTGCTTTCATCGTCCTTGTCCTTTATATTTTTTCTTATAGTTCTTTGATGTCTTTAAAAAAGATGTCTTAGTCTTGGCATGTACGCCAGGTCTTTCAACATGTTTCTTCTCAAATGATTTTACCTCTAGTATTTTCTTGCTCATCTGTTTCTAAGTGTAAAGTTAATAAAAGTAATTGAATAAAAATTTCTACATACGTCAACGTCAATAGAAAAGAACCTTACTGGACCAAGTATAAGCCTTATACTTACGTGTCCCCATATCTCTTTAAACCAGTGACTCTTGAATTTCATAAGTTCTTAAGCATTTGAATCATTCGTGGACATGGATATATGTCAGCCTTGTCCTTGCGAACTGAGTTGTGTGTATATATACCTGGAGTTCCTTTGAATGCCTCCTTGTCAATCTTCCATATCTCTTCCCTATATTCCTTTGGTATTTTGTATGTATCACACAAGTAATTAACCATCTGTCTGGTGCTCTCAATTTGCTCGTCAGTATACTTGTACCAATATATATTACCCTTGTAAGGCTTATCTAGTGTTGTAACCATTGAAGGGGCAACAACTCCTTTCACATAATTATAAAACTTACCATTCTTAAGCTTTAGTGGTCCCCAGTTACAAACCTCAATGCCTACTGAAAGTTTGTTTAGGTTCTGATACTTTGCTCCATTTACAGCAAAGTCCTCGGCATCTACACCTAAGTGCCATGCCCAGTGTCTAGAAGAGAAGCACTGAACAATCGTTCCTCTCTCACCAATAACGAATGCTGTAGCTATTCTAGAGTCATTACTGTTCCAGAACCTAGACACAGCAACTGGATTACCCCCTCCAGCTGTGTGGTGCAGGTATACTTGAAGTTTTTTACTATCCTCGGCAAAGTACTGATCGCTAGATAGTCTCTCCTGTACTATCTTGGTTATGTCTAATTCCATCGATATCTTTTTTAATTTCTCTTGCTCTGGCAAACAAGTTCTTCATTGCCTGCCATAAATCTAATCCTTTTACTGCCTTGTAGTTCTCGTTAATGCTCATTACCTCAATACTTATAAGTACTAATGAAACAATCTTAGTAAGCATTAAATCAACTGAAAAGAATTGCTTTATTATATCGTTCATAATAAAGTGATCAATCAAGAAAAACGTTAATAGAGTTATTTGATACAAAGCCATTTTTGATGCTATAGCACTAGCGCCTCTGCTTGTTACAGGTATATTGTTTTTCTTAGCCTTCCATATACCAGTTACGGTATCTAAAAATATAACAAAACCTATAAGCATGGAAAGTCCGAATATAGGCATAAAGAATGTTGTTATTGTCATTATAATTTG